TTAGGAAATATTTTTGATAAGGAGAATTAATTATGACAGGCGTAGAAATTTTAAATGAATATGTAGTGAGCACTACTCCAGTATGGGTTATAGTGGTATTTATACTTAGCGCAACAGGCACATTTGTTTTCGGCGTTGGAATACAAGAGAGCATAAGCGATGTTGCTCAGTGGATTTGTTTGGTTGGTGTAATTATTTGTCTGTTAACAATGATGTTCGTAGGTTTGATTGGATTCTGCACCAACGCATTCAATGAATTTAGCCACATCGAATACAAAGTTACCATCGACGACTCCGTCTCAATGAACGAGTTTCTAGACAAATACGAAATCCTTGACCAAGAAGGCAAGATTTATACAGTAAAGGAGAGAGAATAATGGCAAAACTATTTAAAATTCAGGCATACATCGTAGACCCCAACGGAGAGTTTGATACTAACGAACTTGCCGACATAATGGAATATGGTCCATACGATATTCATCTTAGACATATAAACATTAATGAAGCCAACCTTGGCGAATGGGACGACGACCTGCCCGTCAACTATATTGACTGCCCCGAGGCAGAATTCGAAAAATACTTTAAGGAGAATTAATTATGACAGTAAGTGAACAGATTATTCAGGTTATAGACGCATTGTGCGAAAAATTCGGCATTGCGATCAATTGGACAAGCGAAAATGTAATTCCGTACATTGAGGTGCTGTGCGGAAAGTTAATTGCATATGAAATTGGTACTTCAATTGCTTGGATGGTAATTATGATATTGCTGAGTATTGCGAGTATTGTGGCTACAAAGAAGCTTGCTCCTACTTTTAAAAGGGGTTTAGAAGAGCAATCTGAGTGGGATATTGTTTGGACGATCGCTACAACCTTTGCAATTATTGGACTTGTGATCCTTAACTTAGCGACCATTATAGTGGTTGGCGTGCAAGTTATGGACATTATCAAGTGTGCTAACTTCCCCGAAATGTATATTTTTGAGTATCTTAGCACATTAATTCAGTAATAAGGAGAACCAAAAATGAGAATATGCGATATTTGTAAAACCAGAGAAGCAGCATATGATACTTCTGTTACACTTGATGATAGTGGTTTCACTCGAAAAATCGAAACTTGCAAACCCTGTTTTCACGAACTATCCAAGAGAGAGTCGGAACATCAATATCTCGCCTATGTTGAAACCGTCGAGGCAATGACGGGCAAACGCCCACCTAAGTCTCATTGGTGGGATAGAATTGAATGGTGACCACTTGCCCAATGAATTTTTAAAGGAGAATCAACTATGAACGATGAACTCACAGCCGAAAATCTTCGGAAACTTGTCGATCAGGCAACATCATATAGCCCACGCAACGAAGTTTTTGTCGCTCCGCCAGTGAGATGGATATATGAGTTACAAAACAACCCCGAACGCTTTTATCGTAACGACAAAGACGAGTTAATATGGCTCGGTTATAAGGTCGTGCCCACTCCGACATACTCTAATGACGAGGTTTGTTTTTGGTTGATGGCAGATAAAATTATTCCAAAGGAGAACACAAATGACTAAATTTAATCCTGGCGACTATGTAAAAATTAAAAACACCAGCAAGTCTAAATACAAAGAGGCTATAGGAGTTGTAGAAAGTTACTGTCACGGTCGCAATCCTGATATTTGTCGAGTGAAACTGTGGCGAAATTGTACCATTCAGATATTTGATTATAACTTAGAAGCATTTAGCGTAAAGGAGAAATAACTATGATTAAAATTGATATAGAAATGCCCCAAAACTGTGCAGAATGTCCCTTTTATAGTGGCTCTCGTTACGGTGGAGACTGTGCGGCGGCGTATAACGAATTGTACTTTGCCGGTGTTCTTGTGTCTTTTGACCGACACGAGCACTGTCCTCTTGAGGAGGTAGATGAGGATGAATAAAGGCTGTGAAACTTGTTGTTTTGGCAAAACTTTCGTTGTCAACAACGAAACACTTTATGACTGCACCCTAGATACTGTAAAAGAAATCAATTGTATATTTGGAGGATTTTGTTACTATGCACCCATAGAAGATGCTATAATTCCACCTATGACAAAGGAGAATAACAATGTTTAAACGCAAGAAAAAGAAAACAGGCGTTCAAACGCCTGAATTTAGAAAACCTACCCCGCCGCCACCACCTCCAACGAGTGGATCTAATGCACAGAAAACAGGCTCGCAAGTTCCACCTCAGTACAACCCACCGCCCATGCCACCCGTTAAACCAGCAAAGAAAGAAGAAATTACTTTTAATAGAGTTCAATTATATTGCACTATTGACGACTTAAATGCTTATATTCACAAGGCACTAGGAGATAAGCATAAAAACGATGTTTATGTCCCCATTAGCACAACAATCAACAGTCAAAATTTCAATGTGGAAATTGATTTTATGTCCATCAACCCAGAAGAAGACGACTACGGTCGCAGAATTAGACTAGAGGTGAAACTATGATGCTCGGAGAGCCTTGTAGATATATAACACCCTGTGGTTGGTGTTGGAAATGGGATAAGAAGTGTGATAAGAAGATTGGGTGTGAGTCGCCTCCAAGAGGATTAAGAGCAAACATCGGAGTATACGATGACGCTATGAACCCTTGTGTTACATATGAGCCCTGTCAGTATTGCGAGTCTCACGAATATGGCGACCCCAAGTGTCCAACCTGTAGAAAAGAAAATTATAAGTTTTTTAAAGCAATAAAGGAGAACTAATATGGACCAGATACACGAAAACACCCCCAACTTTTACATCTGGACAGTCATAGAAGATGATGGCTATAAACACAGCGAAATGGGCGTTGCTATGAATATGAAGGACGCCTTTGAACAAGCCACAGAGTATGCTCCCTCTTGGCATAAGTATGTTGAGATTAGGAAATTGACTGCCGAAGAAGCAATAGAGAGGCTCGGTCAAGAGCGTTACGATGAATTTATGTCTTATTATAAGGAGGGCTGATATGGACTGCAATGATTGTAAATACTTAATGGTCACCGAAAAGCAACAAAAAGGAATTAAGCAAGCGGGCTTTGGGTTTGCACCCCATATCTGCACGAAGTTCAATAAGCGAGTATTCCATAGAACTTCAAATAGGATGATGCATAACAGTTATTTGTATCCATGCGACGAATGTGAAAAGGAGAATGGTTATGACACTTGAAGCAGTATGGTTTAAAAACGGCAAAGAAATAGCATCGGTTGATCCCGTGTGGGAAGTTAGCAATATCGATGACACTTACAATTTGCACACAATCAGAGTATTCAATGGCTACTATTGGTATTCGGCAAAAGATTGCGATGAAGAACCAGATGATTTTATAGTTAGAGTTAAGAAAGATGGTTAAGTGCCATTTTTACCTCAAAAACACGCAACTACTTAGACAAAACTCGACTTGGGGTACTCTCCTGCGACCGAGAATACCCCTTAGAAACCAAACGCCCTTAAAACGGCAATTACTTAATTGTAAATAAATTGTAAATGATTTCATTACCCTCTTGACATTTATTTACTTTTATGCTATTATAATTACACTACAAAATGATTAAAGGAGAAGAATTATGAAGAAAATTTTAGCAACATTTATGATTACCTTGCTTATGGTTCTCACTCTGACTAGCTGTGGTAACAAACAGATTATCGATTTCACTTACAAGTTCGACAAAGCTATTATTTCTTTGCCCAACGGTGACGTTGTTGAGGGCAAAGTTGAGAGCTGGACCGATTATGAGGATGGGGATCAGATTCAGATTAAGATTGACGGCGTTACCTACCTTGTGCATAGCTCTAATGTCGTACTAATTAAGGAGAATTAATGAGTATGGAGATTTGGACCAAGACGAAGCCTAAAATTGATGATGAAGGCATTTGGATACCGGCAACTGACTATGTACCCGAGGGGTGCGAGACAAACTACAAGTTAATTGTGCCTAAAGACATATTTATCGAGGCATATAATAAATGGATTAAGGGGAATGTTGATGAATAAGAAACCGTCAGAATATATAACAGAATTCTTGAACTTCGTCTCTGAGGCGCAGGTTCAGTATAGAATTTGCGAGGAAGAAGTTAATAATCAAGATAAACTCACGCAGGACTACCTACACAAACTTGAACTTGGCGAGTTGAAGTGCGACGAACGCAGTAAAGTTGCCACAAAACTGGCTATTAACCGCCAGGATAGGCGCTATTACAAGGACAGAGTTGAAGAATTCAAGACTATTGTGGACTTTTTTAATGATCCAGTCAATAAGAAGGTGCTTGAGAAGTTGAAGCAAGTACTCGGTGAGACTAGACGCTGGGAGTCGTATCACAAGGATAGAAAATATAAACCTAGAATTTTAAAGGAGAAGATAAATGGCTAACAAAAATGATTCACTTGGCGACCGCATGAAAGCCAACTATGAAAATCGTGCTAAAACTTATTTAGTGCGTCGTATGCCCGTTATTATTAGGCTCGACGGCAAAGCCTTCCACACCTTCACAAGAGGTTTGCAGAAGCCTTATGACGAGATTTTCCATAACACTATGAACGAGACTATGAAGTATCTCTGTGAGAATATCCAGGGTTGTAAGCTCGGCTACACTCAGTCCGATGAAATTACCCTGCTGCTGACTGACTATGATACTCTTACCACCGATGCTTGGTTTGATAATAATGTGCAGAAGATTTGCTCCGTGTCGGCGAGTATGGCAACGATGGTCTTTAATGATGTTTTTTCAGAGCAGTATCATAATAAGATGTTTGAGGAGGAAGATCCTACTATTAATCCTTATTTTAACACTCTATTTACTAAGTTAAACCGAGCAATGTTTGACTCTCGTTGTTTCAATATCCCTATCGAAGAAGTAACCAATTGCTTCATCTGGCGCCAGCAGGATGCCACCCGTAACGCAATCCAGATGCTTGGTCAGTGTAATTTCTCTCACAAAGAACTTCACGGCAAGTCTTGTAGCGATATTCAGGATATGCTAATCGACAAAAAGGGTATTAATTTCAATGATATGCCGACGGAATTTAAGCGTGGTGTATGCTGCCGCAGAGACGAAGATGGAAAATGGGTGCTTGACAAAGAGATACCCGTATTTACTCAGGATAGAGACTATGTTGATAAGACTTTTAAAATAAAAGAGGTGTAAAAATGGCAAAATTTTTTGTAACATCTGATGTACACGGCTTTTTTGATATATTTCACAAATCATTGCTCGATAAAGGGTTTGAAACTGACAATCCAGAGCACCATTTAATTGTTTGTGGAGATCTATTTGACCGTGGTGATCAGGTGGTTGAACTATTTGAGTTTGTAAAGAACCTAGGCGATAGATTTATTTATGTCGCCGGCAACCATGAGTCGCTTTTATTTGACTGCATGGATGAAATTTACAAAGGAAAAGTGCCTCGCTCTCACCATTTCCACAACGGTACTGTGAAAACAATATGCCGTTTTTGTGGTCAGAACGAGTGGATTATATACGATCCTGCTTGGCGAGAGAAGATTTGTGAGGTTATGCAGCCCGTTTTGGACTTTATTAGCGACAATTGCGTGGATTACGCCGAAATTGGAGACTATGTCTTCGTGCATGGTTGGGTTCCTTGCCATCAGGGGCTAAATGACTTCAGAAATGCCACTATCGAAGACTGGGAGCGTGCAAGATGGGAAAATGGTATGGAAATGTGGAGAAATCCGAGATGCAGGGTCGAGGGTAAGGCTGTGGTGTGCGGCCATTGGCACTGTTCATACGGTTGGTCTCATATTAGACAGGAGCGAAAAGAGTTCCCCCAAAAGAGTCGTAAGGGTTGGGAAAAGTCATTTGAGCCCTTCGTGGATGATGGAATTATAGCTATTGACGCTTGTACGGCTTATAGCGACCTGTGCAATGTGATTGTAATTGAGGAGGATGGCAATGGAAACAATTAAGGTAACTACGAGACTTTTCTCCGAGGAAAGAGAAACCGTTTTGGTTTATGACAATATAGATAAGGTGTGGAGAATGGATTCTACCGTGCCTAAACATTTTAACAAAGCGTTAAAACAGGGCTGGACTCCTACTACTCAATATGTTTATGAGGATGGTATTGTTTGCGGTATGGCGTTAACGGCCCCTGCTAGAGCAATTACTATTAGAAATACAACAAAGAAGCAAATGTCTGAGAAACAGCTTGGTAATCTGCACGATAATGAAGATGAGGACGACGAAGAGTAATACATTGACATTTTTAAGTTTTGTATTATAATAAATACGATACAAAATGATTGGAGGTGTTCATATGTACGGTACTTTTTGGACAATTTATTGGAATTATTGGGCAAATAGAAGAAAAGAAGAAACAGAACAGAATGATTAAGGCGGTGAATATATGATTATAACTAATGGAACTTGCTCAGTGTATATTCATATGAATAAGATTAATGGTAAAGTTTATGTCGGTCGAACCAAGCAAATTCCCGAAAAACGCTATGGGGCAGATGGTTCGCATTATCTTAAGCAGGACAAATATTCTGGAGAATATCTTCAACCATTGTTTGCTAACGCAATTAACAAATATGGATGGGATAATTTCGAACATGAAGTTGTTGCATCTAATCTTACAGAAGAAGAATCCAGAAATTTTGAAAAATTATTAATTGACGCACTTCACTCGAATGAAAAAGAGTTTGGTTATAATATGACCGAAGGCGGAGAGGACTTATCAAACCTCTGGTCTGAGGAAAGAAAGAGAAAACATAGCAATAGTAGAAAGATTTCTGTTCGCTGCATTGAGCTTGACCAATCATTTGAAACATTGGGACAAGCTGTTAAAGCAACTAAAATTAGTTCTGAAGAAATTCAAAAATGCTGTTGGAGTCGTGAAAAGAAGAACCGAAAGGGCAAGAAAGATAAAAACGGCAATCATTGGGAATTTATTGGTAACGGTAAAAATAATGCTATGAAAAAATCACTATGGGCAAGATAAGGTGGTGTATTAATGGCAAAATCACAAAAGAATCAAACTTTTGTGTTAAAGGTCAATACTGGATATTTATCTAAAAACAATTGGCATTTAACATTTAAGCTAAACGAAATAAGAAAACAACCGCAGTTAGTTGTTAGTTTGGGTTCATCTCAAGTATTAAGATGGATGCCAGAGTTAACCGGCAGACCAGATGCCGATATACAAGCGTCACAAATCAAACGTGAGATAAAATTTTTGAAAAATCAAGGCAATTCAGCAGAGAATAAGAAACTGATTAGCCAGAAATATGACGAATTGTATGAACTTCAGTTCCAGCCTCATTATATGATGTTGGTTATGGATTCTCCTAAGGATTATAAGTATGTATATAACAATGGATTTAGCATTACCATTGATTACGGTCATAAAATAGAAACAGTAAAGTACAGAAGATTTCTTGGTACGGCAGGATCGATTAAAAAGAGTACCATCATGTTTGTTGATGAAAATATTCACAGCAAACTGATGAAAAAAATCAATAACGGTCGCTACGAAGGTCCAGAAATAGACGGGGTTGTAAAGTCTTATAACGGAATGGAACTAAATTATAAGTTTATTCCTGCAAAGATTAACGCCTACTTTGCGCTTCAGTGTTCTGCTAGCATTCCAGTACCTTGGCCTAGAGCTATTGTAGTCAATGATGTGTCTACTAAATTTAAGGATATTGTCAGAATTGTTAGAGATACTGGCGGTGAAAAACCCGATTGGCCAAGTGTTAGCGAACCAATAGAAAAAGAAATTGAAATTAATACCTGTGACGGCATGGGCTTGATTTCTCCTGAAATGAGCGCGAAGTGGGCAGAGGCTTTAAATGAAGGTTCTGAACCTCTATCGGGGTTCAATACTCGTTGTGCCTTTTTAAAAGGTATGGTATTTACCGTAGATTTTAAGCAGTTTGCAGAAGAAATTGCCGGAACACACATTATCAAGGACGCATGGGGCGACGAAAGAGATGTGAGAGAGGCAGATGTTATCCTTACCACATCAATGCTCAAATTATGGAATTCGTATGCGGGGTATGAGGATTATTACAATAATTGTATGAGGAATGGGTATGAATTTTGCATTGCAAAGAGCACTCCTCACGAATTACGCAATGTTCATACCACAAATTATCAGTATCTTCAGGATTTTTCGTTTACAGATGAACAAATTGACGAATTAATTGAGCCAACTGTGGCAAAAATTAAGGATTGTCTGGGTTTAGATTGGAGAAAATTAATTCTGTATATGTGCGGATCTGGACTAGACGAGAAAAGCGTAATTCATATGGAACCTATGTGTAAGGCTATTATGGCTAATCCTGAGCTAATTAAAGACCCATATGTTAGGTCCAAAGTAAGCAGAATGATACAGAGAAGAATCCGAGATGCTAAAATAGGCGTTTTAGACGTGGCTGGAGACTACTCTATTGCTGGATGTGATCCCTATATCTTGATGCAACACATATTTGGACTTGAAACAACTGGGCTTTTAAAGGCTGGCGAATGTTATCATAAATATTGGGCAGATAGAAATACCGAGGAGATTTGTATATTCCGTGCTCCTATGACAAGCATTGAAAATGTGTGTAAATTAAAGGTTATTACTAATCCCGAACTTGAAAAATGGTATAAATACATTACAACGTGCATTTTATTGAATGGATGGGACACTACTCCGATGAGATGTAATGGTGAAGATTATGATTCTGACTCGAATTTCTGTACCGATAATAAAGTATTGCTTGAAGCATTTGAGTATAAGACCACTCTTATGTGCGAACAGGAAAGTAGCGTAAAGAAAAAACCTGAGGAAGATGACTATGTAAAGTCTGACATTAACGGCTTCGGAGACTCCATTGGAAGCGTGACTAATAAAGCTACGAATATGATCTCATTAAGAGAGCAATTTGATAGAGATAGTGAAGAATATAAAAGATTGACTTATCGAATTAGCACAATGATGAACTATCAGCAGAATGCTATAGACCGTATAAAGGGCGTTGTTGCTCGTCCTGTTCCTAAGGAGTGGCTTAATGCAAGAATGTTCAAACCTGAGGAAGATGATGACGACGATATTCTTCAGGATAAACAAATTAATGCCAATATCGCCGCAGAGATTAAACCTTGGTTCTTTATTTATAGATATTCTCAGCTTAAATCAGAACTGGATAAGTATATGAAGGCAGTTAAGTCAAATTGTAAAATTAGATTTGGTAAGAGTTTGGATGGTCTGTATGCTTGCGAAAACAGAACCGAAGAAGAAGAGGTTTTCTTATATCACTATGAAAAGTATCTTCCAGTTAGCAGGGCTCCTGGAACAATGAATCGTATTTGTTGGAAAATTGAAGATGCATTTTGCACTACGGATGTTCTTCCGAATGTTGATTTTGATAAATCTATTTTAAAGAGTGAAGCTGAATATACTCAAGATGAATATGAACAGGTTCAACAGTTATACGACGAGTATAACAAGGGTATACAGCTGTTCTTAAAGAAACAAAATCAAAATGATCTTGGCGATGATGAAGTCGGCTTTGACATTGTGCATCTCAAAGATGTTTTCATAGATGAATGTAGTAAGGTATGTCCAAATGTGGAGGTATTGTCTAATATCGTTGTGGACTTGTGTTACACTTCTAATAAAAATAAAACTTTTGCATGGGATGTTGCAGGCGAGCAGATTTTCAATAATGTTTTGAAGAACAGCGGATATTATATAACATATCCAGTTAAAGATGAGAATGGAGATATTGAGTTTGGTGGAAAGAAATTTTCTTTGTATACACAACAGATAGGTGGTGATTTAGATGTTGATTTTGAATGAAGAGAAATATGCAAAAGATTTGTATGACGGCAAAAACCAAGATGTTAAATCTATTATGGCTAAAATTAGATATGTTACTAGATATTTGGTGCACTCTAAGTTAAAAGGCGATGATGATGCCTACAAAGAAACTGTAAAATGGTTAAGGCAGTATCATAATAACTTTGATGAAAGTAGTTATTCTAATATTATTTCGGACGCCATTAAAGTGGCGGAAAAATATCCCTTTTATATCATCGACAACATCAAAATTGCTCAGTCTGAGTTAGAGGCCATATCTTCTCTCGATAATTTGAGGGCAGAAAAGATTTTGTTTGTGCTTTTATGTATGGCGAAGCAACAAAGTATGGCTAATGGTTTCACGAATGGACTTGTTAAATATTCAATTACTGACTTATGTAAGGCCGCCCGTGTGTCTGTACCCGCAGATGATAGAGAATATATTTTGTATGAAATTGTACAAAAGGGGCTTCTCGGTTATCCAAAGAAAAATAACACACAATGTTTAATTGTGAATTTTATTAATACGGATGAAATAGTATTGGAACTCGATGAAGATGACTGTCGGGAACTTGCGTATGTTTATTTAAACTGGAAGAATGATGGTAAGGGCTATACGAAGTGTCAAAGATGCAATCGATGGATGAAACAAAGTAAAACGAAACCTAAAAAGTATTGTGAAGATTGTGCTAAGGAATCTGAGCGTGAGCATACTAGAGAGCGTGTTAGGCGTTACAGAGAAAAATGTAACGGTAATTCAACACAACAAAATGATTGAAAAACCATAGGAAAATGCTTGGGAAATATCGAGTCGCTTAAAAAATGGTCGAGATTTTCTTAACTGATATAGGATTGCACTAGCATTTCCCTATATCAAATCTTAGCAGAAATAAAAGGAGAAAATTTATGGAAGAACTTGAAAATGTATTACTTTCAATCCCAACCTCAGTAGCAAACCTTCAGCTACCTGATCCTAGTCTTAGAGATCATTATTTAGACGAGCAAGATAGGATTTACTGGCTAGACACACAGATTGACGACTCTACTCTTGAACTTGTGAAATATATTTTCAGATGTAACAAAGAAGATATGGGCAAACCTATTGCGGAGAGAAAGAGAATTTTAGTTATGATCGATAGTCCTGGTGGTTCCGTAGAGGTACTTGCCTCACTTATTGGTGCTACTAAAAACAGTAAGACACCGATTTGGACTTGCTGCTACTGTACGGCTTATTCGGCTGCCGCAGACTATTTGGCTTGTGGACATAAAAGATTTGCATTTCCTATGACTAATATGATGTTCCATGCCGGTTCGGCTTGTTATCAGGGATCTCAGAATGACATTAATAGCGCCAAAAAGTTCTTTGATGGTATGAGTAAGAGAATCACGACAGAAGTGACTTCAAGAACAAAGTTTGATAACAAGTTCCTGAAAAAACTCAAAACAGATGATATTTATATGAATGAGGAAGAAGCGCTAAAGTATGGCGTAATCGATGAGATTGTGACCGACTTTGATGTTCTTTGTTGATTGGAGAGAAAATAATGGCAAAGTCCAAAAGCAAAATTCAGATTAACTTTATAGGAGAGGCAGCAGACGACGTAACTGGAAGTTGTATTCACATCCAGACTTCTAACAGACAAATTCTTTTGGAGTGTGGCTTATTTCAATCGTGTGGCAGTACACTCGAAAATTACAAAATTAATAACAAGCACTTTGAATTTAAACCAAAAGAAATAGATTATGTGTTTGTGATGCATTGTCATGCCGATCATCTTTGTTTATCTCCTAAACTATATGGGCAAGGTTGTCAGGCACAAATCATCGCTCCCAATGGAACAAAGCCTATTTCCGAAATATTATTAAAGGATTCGGCGCGTATTATGGAAGCTGATGCTTTAGAATTATCAAGTAAGTTCAAAAGAGATTATGCTCCCATATATACAGAGAGTGAAGTTGGACAATGCTTAAAGCATTATACTGAATATCCAATTGGTGAGATAATTCAGTTGGATGAGTATATAAAATTTAGATTTATTCCTTCTGGGCACATACTAAATAGTGCCCAGTTGGAACTTTGGATTACTGAGGGCAATGTAACCAAGAAGATTGGTTACACAAGCGACCTTGGTAACATCCATATTAAGAAATATTATACTAATAAATTTGAACCAATTACGAAGTGTGATGTATTGATTGGAGAAACGACATATGCTCGTGAGGAACGTATTGCCAATCAAAAAATGCGCAACAAGGATTTGGAAAAATTAGAGACTGTTATTAGACAGACTTGCATAGAAAATGACGCGAGAATATTGATTCCTGTATTTGCGAATGACAGATGTCAGAATATGTTGACATATATTTATGACTTATTCCATAACGATGAGGACTTTGATATTCCTATTTTAATCGACTCGCCTATGGCCACTAGAGTATGCAATGCATATACCGAATTACTTGATGGCGATGAAGCTAAAAAGTGGAAAGAAGTTTTAACGTGGAAGAATATTCACTTTGTTGAAAGTTCAATAGAAAGCCGAGAATGGCGAGATAGCAAACGACCCGTGGTTGTACTTGCTAGTAGCGGAATGATGGTTAGAGGCCGTAGTACGGGTTGGGCCCATAGCATGTTACCTCGAACGAATGACAGAATTGTATTCTGTGGTTTTACGGCAGATAATTCATTGGCATCCATTATTAAAGAGGGCAAGCAGAAAACTATTACTATTTCTGGGCATAGGGTAAAAAACAAATGTCAGGTAACAGATTTGCATAGCTTTTCGAGTCATATGCAGAGAGATAGTTTACTTAAAACATATGGGGCAACTGAGTGTGAAAAAATCGTGCTAGTGCATGGTGAAATGAACGGCAAGATTGGGTTTGCAAAAGAACTGCAGGAAGAAATAAGTAAAAATAACAATACAAGCAAAGTGATAATTGCAAACAAGGGATATGTGTTGTCACTTTAATAAACAGAATATTAAGGAGAAAAGATTATGGCAAGAAAGAAGTCTAATATTGAAATAGTTCTCGTTTGCGACCAGTGTGGTAAACAGCCTCCTGTGGACGAGGAACAAAGCAACGAAAATTGGGTTGTTTACAAAGTTTCCACTCCTTGTGAATGTGGCGGACACTGGACCCATCAAATAGTTGAAGTAAATGATTAAACAAAGGAGAAAAGATTATGGCTGACATTAAGTATAATTACAAGTTGAACATCAAGGGTGTCCTTTCGGTTGAGGGAGACAGAATTATCGTTTCAGTCGAGGATGATGTAGATTATAATCTCGCCGCACTTTGCAGAGATTTTGATGGCAAACTTTGTAAGATTGGTGTTGCTTATGAAGAGGAATACAGTGCTTCTGATGTTGATGATGAAATTGAAATCGACGAGGAAACTGGCGAAGTAATTTAAGATACACAGTTATGGCTATCTTGGCGGATAGTCGGTATATAAGGGTTGTGGGTTACCCTAAACCCACATTTGGGAGATTAGCCTAGTGGTTTAGGCAGCGGACTGTTAATCCGCCTAGAGATGTTCAATCCATCTATCTCCCGCCATTATGGGGTTATAATTCAATTGGGAGAGTGCTACCCTTGCAAGGTAGAAGTTATGGGTTCAAGTCCCATTAGCTCCACCAGGTAGCCAGTGTGAATGCAGGATTGGCTCTGCAGTGCGGCAACGGGGAGAGGCGCACTTAAATATCCCCTTTCCACCATATGGCTCCGTAGCTCAGTTGGTTAGAGCGCTAGCCTGTCACGCTATAGGTCAGGGGTTCGAGTCCCCTCGGAGTCGCCATTTATCGGAGGGCGGCGAAGTCGGAGAGTCGCGGCGGACTGTAAATCCGTTCCCTCTGGGTGAGTGGGTTCGACTCCCACCCCTCCGACCGAATATGGGTTGCTAGGCTAATGGTAAACCGGCAGGTTGTGGCCCTGCTCTTTCGTGTTCGATTCACGGGCTTCCCTCCAATTTATATGCTGGTGTGGCGCAATTGGTAGCGCAGCAGCCTTGTAATCTGCAGGTTCTCGGTTCGAGTCCGAGCATCAGCTCCATATCGCAGGATAGTGTAATTGGCAACACGCTAGGCTCATAACCTGGAATTTATCTGAGGTTCGAATCCTCCTCCTGCAACCAAGTGATCGCGTTATGGAAACTTGCGAAGCCCATAACCATAGGAGGTTCTGCGGAGCCTCCTATTATTATCTCTCATTAGCTCAACGGATAGAGCATCTGGCTTCGAACCAGAGGGTTGCGCGTTCGAATCGTGCATGTGAGACCATATAAAATAATAAGAAAAGGAGAAAAGATTATGACAATTACTAGAGAAGAAATGGTAAGAAAACTTTCAGCGAAAAGTGGATATAACATGAAGGACATACGTGAAGTGTTGCGCTGTATGGACGATGTTGTTTTCGAAGAACTTTGTGAAGTGGATGACGACAATGATGTGTCGATACAATTGGTGCAAGGGATTAAAGTAAAAGCGGCGGTTGTACCTGAAAGAGACAGAGTAGATCCCCGCACACAGCAACCAATAGTGGTAAAGGCTACCGTAAAACCTGCTTGTAAGTTTAGCCAGGATTATAGGATTAAACTTCAGGAAGCATATGACAATAACAAGAACGGCTAACACCGTTCTTTTTTTAATTTAAAAGAAAGGAAAAGAGAACTATGAATAATATTTTAGTACATTTACCTAACGAGACCGAGGATCAGTGTTTGTGGAGAATTGGAAAAGCTAAGGATGCCGGTACTCTAACCGAGAATTGGCCCGAGATTGCCCTCTTCTTTAATAAGACCTTTAGAGAAGATGAGACACAGTATTACGATCCTTCAGCCTATAGAAAGAAGTACCGGAACTTTGTGACCGCCTATGAGAGTATTTTTAGTCAGGAGAATTTTACTAATCAGCAGATACTTACATATGAGGAGCAAAAGAGAGAACTGGAGAAGGCTAAGATTAAACTCAGAACTGAAAAATTAGAGTACAATAGATGGCTTCGTGAAGAGGCGAGAGATGAACTTATTTGTGAGAGAATTGTAGAGGCAATCAGAGAACTTCCTCCTCTTGAGGTTCCTGAAATTTTACCGGCGCATATTGCAGGTAGGATTCATAATGACAGAGAAGGATGTCTTATTTTTGCGGACACTCATTATGGCGTAGACCTTAAGATAACTGGCTTGTTTGGAGAAACTATAAACGAATATAGTCCTGAAATTTTTGAGCAAAGAATGTGGGATCTTTTAACACAGGTAGTTGATATTTGCCAAAAGGAAGGATTTACATCTTTGAATGTGTATGATCTTGGAGATGAAGTAGACGGTATACTTAGGGTTTCTCAGTTGTGGAAGTTGAGATATGGAGTAATTGAAAGTACCGTAAGATATGGCAGATTTATTACTGAGTGGCTAAATGAATTATCCAAACATGTTTACATAAAATATCAAATGGTAAAGGATTCAAACCATTGTCAGTTGAGGCTTTTGAATCAACCTAAGGGCACGTTTAAAGATGAAAATATGGCGTATATTATTGCCGAAAAAATTATGGACAGACTTGGAGACAATCCTAATTTTGAATTTATTCAAAACCCCACCGGGTATGTTTTTGATAATATTCTTGGATATAATGTTTTAGGAATTCACGGCGAAGGTAAAGGACTTGAAAGCGCTATTAAGGATTTTTCGAAAACTTATGGTGTAGAGATTAGCTTCTTGGTTGGAGGTCATAAGCATCACCAGAACAGTAGTAATATTGGAATTAAATCCGATGTTATTAGTGTGCCATCTGTGATTGGTGTAGATGATTATTCGTTATCTTTGCATAAAACATCTGATCCTGGTGCCACTTTGTTTGTTTTGGAGGCGGGCAAAGGAAAGACTATGGAGTACAATATTAAACTTTAAATAATACAAAATGATTTAGAAAGAGAGAGTAGAAATTATGAATAACAAAACAAAAAAGAGTCAGTTAGTTTTCGATATGAAAGCAACAAGAAAACTCTTAAAGATGAATTCTGAAATTAAATATTGCCCTTATTGTGGCAAGGGTATCGCAGAAAATTGCGAGTGCCACAAAAACATTATCATAGATGTTAAGCCTTATAGAAATGAGCTAGGAACTATTGAGCCTGACAGAAGCGTAATGGTGTTCGATAATAATGCTAGTTTCCAGGCAGATTTCAATCAGTTGATTGAGGATGCAAAGGCAAAGAAGGAAGCAGAACAAGACGTCGAAATCGAGGTCGAATTTGATGTTGAGGTAGAAATTGACCTTGACTAATTGCTTCTAAAATTTGTAGAAAGGAGTGATATCTATGGCAAAAGCTATGGGCAAGAGTGCCCCTAAGAAGGCGATGACGACAACTAAAGACCCAGTGCCGGAATATGTGTGTCCGCATTGTGGCAAGACTAAAAAGAAGTCAGAATTTTATGTATCTTCCGATCCAGCCGTATCTATTGGTGTAGCTTTCCCGTGTAAAGAGTGTGCGGAAAATATTGCTCGTAGATATGACCCCAAGACTGGTTCTTACTCCGATGTGACCGAAACATCTTTAAAAAATGCACTTATGTATTTAGATAAGCCATTTTTAAAAACATTGTGGGATTCGGCATATAACGAGGTGCACGACGCATCATTGAAGCAACCAAAGCGTAATATGTGGGCAGCATATATTAAAAGTGTGCAGATGGTGAATTATAAGACGATGCGCTGGAGAGATGGAGATTTTGATGACATAAAGGTGAATGAGGAAATTCATTCCGAAACAACCACCCTACCACAAAACCAAGAAGTTCTTGAGGAGTGCGAAAAGAATCGTAAGGATGTTATTAGGTTAATTGGGTATGATCCTTTTGATAAAGAGGCGCCAGAAGACCAGCCTCTTCTATATGCTCAGCTGATCGGTTATATAGATGGCGACGGCAATAACGACGATATGACTCGTATTCTTGATTGCATAGAAATGGTGCGTGGCTATTTACAAATGCAAAAAGTTAATGATATGGCAGCAAAGGCGTTTGCTAACTTGGCAAAGACTGGACAATCTGGCGAAATTAAAAATTATATGGATACCAAGAAGAAACTAGCTGATGTTATTAGCCAATTAGCCGAACAGAGTTGTATTAGTCAAAAACATAATAAGAACTCAAAGAAGGGCGAAAATACTTGGACTGGTAAGATTAAGATGCTCAAGGATCTAAATCTTCGTGAAGCTGAAAACAATGGCTTTGATATTGGTACTTGTCGTGGAATGCAACAAGTGTTGGAGATTAGCGATGCTTCTATTATGAAGCAATTGGCTCTTGATGAATCTGAATGGTCAGATATGGTTGCCGAACAGCGTCAGAAGATTGTTTCGTTACAGTCTGAAAGAGATATATATAAAGAAATTAATAGAATACTTTTAAGAGAAAATATCGACCTCAGAGATACTTTATCTGAGAACGACCTACTTGATGAATCTAATTTGCAAAACCTTAAACAACTCTTCTCTGCTTTCTCGGATATAGAGAAAGATGATGAGGAAGACGAAGATTCGTTGGAAGATGCATCTAGTGAGGTGGATGCCGATGAATAATCTGAATTTTAATGATTATAAATTTAAAATTATAGAAAATATTGACGATGAAGACTTGCTAAGTATGTTCGATAGTGACAATGTCGTATATGTTAAACCTGGTATCTACGCAATGTCCACGAGAAAGCTTGAGGCTTTGATTAAAATTGCATATATACAAAAATATTATCAATGTAATCCAGTAAGATTTATTGATAACTTTTTTAATATTGAGTTACTTGATGCACAGGCTTATATTGTTCAGAGAACTTGGAATTGCCCTAATGTTTTAGTGCTTGCGAGTCGTGGTTTTGGTAAGTCAACGGTAATCGACTTGATTCTTATGGCCAAAGATATGTTATTCTCTAATATATGGACATACATAGCTTCGGGTACCGGTGGACAGGCAGAGCAGACATTTACCAAACTTGAACAGATAGCAAACGACGGAATTGATGAGATGAAGGGTTCTACTGGATATATATTTAAAAATGAAGTCTCCATTAATAATGCCGCCGGTGATGGATTTAGTCACGGAAGTAATGGATTTAAATACACACTTTATAACGGTTCGTTTACACAGACTCTTAACAGTAATATCGACGCTAAGAGAGGCGCCAGAGGTTCCGTAGTATTTGATGAGTGTGGTTTCTTGTCTGACGAAATGATTAACGTTTATGGCGCATTTGCAGCCGTTAACAAAAACTTTGCATTAGGTAAGGATAGAGATGGACACTCTATTGACCCCATTCGTTTAAGAACATTTGCAACCAATATACCGAACCAAAAATTTTATATTAGTTCGGCGTCTGATACTAGCACGAAATTCTATAGGCTTTATAGAGAGTTCTCTAAGAAGCAGATAATGGGCGATAGAGATTATTGTGTTATTCAGGTTGACTGCGATGTAGTTCTTAACCCTACGATACACGGTGAAGCGGTTAACGCTCTTCTATCTCGTAGTACCATTGAATCCGAAATGCAGACTAACCCAGAGAAGGCACGTCGTGAGTACTATTGTCAGTTTACTTCTGATGCGGGTGCCGCAGCCATTATTAGGCGTGGTGTTATCGCTAGAAATAGTGAAACAAGAGTTCCTTTGCTTTATAACGATACAAATGACAAGAAGTTTGTTATATGTTATGACCCTGCGCGTAGTCGAGATAATAGCGTTATCTTGATTATGGAAATTTATATGGATGTGGCTACCAAGGAATATAAAGGCAGAATTGTCAACTGCGTTAACTTGGTTGATATAGGCAAAAAGAGAAAAACTCCTATGCAGACCCCAGACCAGATTCAGTATTTGAAAGAACTTATTCTTGCATATAATGGAGATGCTCCAGACTATGAAAATATTGAAGCTGTTATGATAGACGCCGGTTCTGGTGGAGGCGGCGTAAACATTGCCGACTATTTAATGGAAGATTGGGTTGACGATAGAGGTAGAACTCATCGTGGCTTAATTGATAAAGAATATAGTGCAGATTATGTATCTAAATATCCCAATGCCATCGATAAGGTGAGACTAATGTCTCCTTCTCAATTCAAGTCAATGATGTGTGAGGCACTCATTGAAATGATGAATATGGATCTAATTAGTTTAACAACTGATTATGACCATAAGGGATATTTAACTATATTTGAAACAGATGAAAAAGAGTTAAATAAAGAAAAGAAAAAGATTGAAGAAGAATTGAGAAAGCAAAGGGTGCCCGAGGATGAGATTCCCGTGAGGGCGCGAGAAATGCTCAAAGATGCTTCTTGTGTAAAAACCAAGATGGTTAAATTAGATCCTTATCAGGAAATTGCACTGAGTAATATAGACGCTCTTAAAGAAGAGATGGTTAATATTGTTCGTAAAAAGCGTGATAGTGGTAAGGATTCTTTTGATTTAATACCAGAAAAACAAAATAAACTTCATGATGACCGTTTCTACTGTGCTTGTTTGGCCGCATATTGGCTATCTGAAAAGCGTAGAGAGAACATTACTTCTCGTAAGAAACTGGGAAATATGAAAGAAATACTTGATAAATTTGTAGTTTCTAATGGAAAACACATTGATAAAATTTTCGGATAGAAAGGATGGTGAAGTGCCGTGGAAACTAAAGAAAAAATTGCAAAATTAAAAGAAGATGAAAAGAGAACACAAATAAAGCAGTTCGCCGAAGAATTGAAGAATGTTTTACAATTGTTCAATCCAGAAAAAATTCCGAATAGAACAACTACAACATATAACAGGGAGACTCTTAGAACCTATCTAAGAAACCCTGCAACTGAATCAAACAATCAAAACTTGAGAAAGCTCAGTAATTATCTTTATACGATTTCCCATGTTTATCGTCGTATGATTAGATTTAAGGCGCACCAGATGAATTGTAAGGTTTGGAGTGCCTATCCTATTGTTAGTATGCTTGAAGAAAATGACGAAGAGTCTATTTTGAAGGAGTATGAGCGCGTCGTTAATATTGTGACAAATATGAACATGAAGTCTCAGATATTTAAGATGAACCTTCTTGCTTGGAAGCATGGTGTATCATATGGATTTTGTTATGGAGATCCTGAGGGCGAAGGAAGTTTTTATATTCATCCTTTAGACCCCGATCGTTGCAAGGTGTCTTGTGCGTCGTTTGATAATGGTGTTTTAGGATTCCTGTTTGATATGTCCTACTTCAGAGGCAACGAAGACCAACTAGAGTATTATGACGAGGTGTTTACAACCCTTTATAATGAATTCACAAGAGATAATATCAAGTGGAAGCAGCTTCCTATAGAAAGGACATACTGCGTCAAGGTAGACCTCGATAATCTTGACTATTCCATTCCCCCACTTTCGGGATTGATGGAGCAGGTAATTTCTGTTACTGATTTACAGGCGGCCCAGGACGAGATAGACAACCTTTCTAACTATAAGATGGTTTGGGGTAAACTTGATACTATTGCGGGCTCAAAGAATCCTGACGACTTTGCGGTTGATCTGGATTTGGCTCTTTCGTTTATGAGAAAGATTAATGATGCTTTGCCCGAAAATGTTGCTTATGCCCTCTCTCCTCTTGATTTAGATGTCATTGAATTTAAAGACAACGACGCTAGTGATGTTAATGTCCTTAGCAAGGCTTATAGCAATCTTATTGAGGCAAACGGTTCTATCATTTTGAATTCAAATAAGATTACAAATAGTCAGTCGTTCAAGTTGGCGCTTAAGGCAGAGTGTGACGATGCTATGAGTTTAACTCCTCAGTTGAATGCATGGCTGAAATTCTATTTGAAATATAATCACAATGTCGAGACTGTGGCGGTCGAGTTCTCTGATGTTTCTCCCTACTTTATGGATGAGGAAATTGAGAAGATGACCAAGTTGGCAGGACTCGGATTGCCCGTTAAGACAAAGCTTGCGGCTTTGGCTGGAGCTAATCCTCAGGAGAGTTTCGGTATGGACTTCCTTGAAAGACAATTATTAAAGCTCGGTACTGAAAGATGGAATAATCCTCTCGTATCTTCCAATACTCAAAGTGGTATTGGTAGTGAGGGTGGTGCTCCTACAAAATCTGAGGGAGGGCTGAGCGATGAGGGTCTTGAGGATAGAGACCAAAATAAGAATGACAATTAAGGAGGTATGCCTTAATGGATAAGAAGTTTATTAAAACTACCGATACTGAAACTGCGAACAAGTTGACCGCTTATGGTTTTAAACTTATTACGCACATTGGCGACATATACACCTTTTTGAACGAAATGCCGACTAATTTTACTTTTGAGGTAATCGATAAGAAAAAGATTGTATATGATGATAAATTAAGTCTGTAATCTCCTTTCGGAGTTACATATATTTACTATTTAAGAAAGGAGGATGATACGGATGGCGAGAAAATTTTATACATTGGACGACCTTTATAATTTCTGTAAAGAAAATCGTTTTGAATTTTTTAGCGCAGAGAAGTTTGGTGCACCTTTGGTTGTACAGTCTTTTGGTACATTTGAGGCCGATAGCAAAAATTCCGACGGTTTAATGGATGTAAAACTTAAGTCTTGTCATACGGGTAAGAACGGGAATAAGTCTGGCATTACTGATGACAATATGAACAAGTACAAGTATACCTTTAAGGGCAGACCTATTCTTGGGGCCATTTACAAGACCGATACCGGAGAGTACGAATTCCGTGCTCACGATATGAAGGTTATTGATGATGGCGAAGATATTGAGTATATTGAGCAGCCCATTGGCGTAATCTCTCAGACCGAGGAACCTTATCTTGAGTATGATGCAGAAGAAGATAAAAACTACCTTATGGTTAGTGGTACAATCTTCTCTGACTATTCTAAGGCTGCAGAGATTCTTGAGAGACGCAGAACTTGTAAGTGCTCTGTGGAAATTGCCGTAGAGGAACTTAGTTATAACTGTGACGAGGATTATTTATCTATTGATAAATTCCGTTTCTCTGGCGTCACCATACTTGGATATGAGCAAGATGGTGTTACAGAAATTCAAGAAGGTATGAAGGGCAGTAAGATTACTATTGACGACTTTAGCGAAAAGAAGAATAGTATGTTTTCTGCTGATTGCCAAGACAAATTGATTGAGACGCTTGAAAAGCTCAATATGACGCTTGAAAGTTTCAATAATAAAAATCAGAATTCAGAGAAAGGAGGAGAAAAAGTTATGAACAAGTTTGAAGAATTGCTTGCTAAATATGGCAAGACTGCTGACGAAGTAACTTTTGAGTACGAAAATCTCTCTGATGAAGAACTTGAAGTTGCTTTTAAGAAAGCGTTTGAAGAGGTTGAGGAAGAGACCGAGACTGTTGTTGAAGAGACGGTGGTCGAGGAAGAGGTTGAGACACCTGCCGAGGAACCCACAGGGGAAGATACTACTGATGAGCCCGAAGTAGTTGTTGTTGAAGAGGCCGCTGCAGACCCCGTAGAGGAAGTTGTTGCACAGCCCGAAGAGAAGTTTGTGCTTAAGTATGAGCTTAGCCACGATGATATTCGCTCTGCGCTTTATAATCTTTTAGGTGCAGAAAACGAGGACAATTACTACTATGCTTGGATTCTTGAGGTATATGATGATAAGTTTATTTATCAGGATTATCTCGAAGGCAAGTTCTATAGACAGGATTATTCCAAGGATGGCGAAAATGTTGCTCTCGGCGGGAATAAGGTTGAAGTGTTCAACGAGTGGCTTTCTAAGGCAGAAAAGGATGCTCTTGACGCATTGAAGGCAGACTATGAGTTGCTTACAGCATTTAAGCAATCGTATGATGAGGAACTTGACAGACGTCACAAGACCGAAATTCTCGATAAGGCAGAATATGAGTGTCTTGCAGAAAATGTAGAGTTTGCACAGTTAAGAACTGATATGGACAAGTATTCCGTTGAGGAAATTTCCACTAAGGCAGATCTTATCTTCGCTGCGCATATGAAGTCTACTATGGAGTTCAGTGCAAAGGATGACGGCAAGAAGAAACCTAAGGTTCTTGGTTTTAGTGTAGACAACAAAAAGGAAAAGAAAAAGAAGGCTTATGGAAATCTTTTTGGTTAATTACAACACAAAATGATTAAACTAAGAGTGTTAAAACACTCTTTTTTAATATCAAAAAACTAAAAATAAAATTTATTTAGGAGGAAAAACTTATGGCACAGGATCTTATTAATAAGCACTGGGTCGCAGAAATTTCTAGAGTTTCTGCTGTTTATGGCACAGGTCATATCCTCTCTGGTGAGATGGATAAGGACAGAGACAACGGCGAGATTGTTGCTGTTGGCGAGTACAAGGAAGGCGAGTACTACACTGTTGGTGACTTCGCTGGTGATTTTGAGGCAAAGGTAATTGAGATTGTTAATCACCCTGGTCGTACTATGGTTAGATTTGAACTTACCAAGGACTGCGAGGGCTACTTCGTTCACAATCCCGAGACTATGCCCAACGATTTCTTGAAGGTATATCAGGATATCGCAAACTACTACAATGC